GATGCTTCTGCTGATTTTCCAATGGATGAAGTTGATTTGGATACTGCTATCAATGGTTTGGAAAATGTCGAATTTTTTGATGCCTTGGTTTTAGGAACTTCTGAGGGGTTTCCTTATCGCCTAGATCGTGGTCCTGGTGAGAAAGGAAAGAGCAGATATGTGTCTGGTGAGAGTGGAAATTTTAAAATCACTGATGAAGGCGTGCTCTCGGACATTAATTGGTTTGAGGAGACAAGTAAGACACAGGTGCCTGATCTTTATTGCATTGAATGCGTCAAGGATGAACGCTTGCCAATTAGGAAAGTGCTGCATGAGCCCAAAAGTCGGTTGTTCACTGTGCTTCCAATGTCCTACAACATAGCCATTAGGAAGAAGTTTTTGAACTTTGTCAGATTTTTCATGAAAAGGAGGGATGTTTTACCAGCTCAGGTTGGTGTCAATCCCTATTCTCGGGAATGGACTCGAATAGCCAATAAGTTGTTGAGCAAAGGTAACAACATTTTGTGTTGTGATTACAGCAGGTTTGACGGCTTTTTGCCCAAGTGTGTCATGAATGAGATTGGGGATATGATAGCCAGGGTTATGCGGGCAAATGATGAGTCCAAAACTCAAATCAAGAACCTTATGCTTGCATGCACCAGTCGGTATGCCATGTGCAACCGAATTTTGTACAGAGTTGAAAATGGTATTCCTTCTGGCTTTCCGCTCACTGTCATTGTGAATTCCATTCTGAATGAGATTTTGGTCAAATATGCGTATTGGCATTGCTTTGTGGACAACCCAATTGTTCAAAGTAATTTTGATGCGCATGTTTCCATGGTGGTATACGGTGATGACAATTTAATATCAGTGTCGGATGCAATAAGCTCAAAGTTTGACGGAAATTTCCTTGTGAAATTCATGGAAGGGCTTGGAATTAAGGTGACTGATGGAATTGACAAAACAAAGATTGGAATAGAGTTTCGTCGCCTGGAGAATTGTGATTTCCTGAAACGCTCTTTCAAATTGAATCCAGATGGCACATGGCGCAGCCCTATGTCTAAGGAGAGCTTGTGGCCACAGCTGCACTATGTGAAGGCAAAGAAATTGGAAATGGCTGAGGCGTACATAAACAATTGCAATAACATCTTGCGCGAGCTGTGGTTGCATGATGTAACAGAGGCCAAGGAATTCCGCAATAGAGTGCTGAGAAATTTGAAATGGATTGGCCATGAGCAATTACTCAACATGCAACAATTGGCAGTATTTCATAGTGAGCAAATGAATGGAATAAGCGATTTTCTATCTACTTGTGTTACAGTCGATAGCATTTCATTAATGGACCCCCTGGTTCCAGGTTTGCTACCAGTCAAGACTTGTGAAGTGATTCCTCGAATCTTTGTGGCGGCGGAAAAACACTTTGAAGGAAATTTTGAGGATTTCTTTACAGTATCCATAACCACAAGTCGCAAATTCAAGGAGGATAAGGGTTTTGTTCTTCTGTTCCCATATGGAGCAGGTAGAGGTGGATTGCCGACGACACAATTCATGAAAGAAAATGTGGTAAGGAAAGGGTGTTCCATACAGAAGAAATTTAGGCAGGCATATGAGAGAGGAGAGAAAATTTTGTTTATTTCGCAGAGCTCAGTGGTTCCAGCTTACGTGTTTGCTGTTATGCTGCTTCATTCAATTGGGGCAATTTCCAGGCTGACAAGCAATAAAGCACTCACACAAGCAATGCAAACTTGCAAGAAACTGGAGTATTTGCCTAAAGAGTATGAAGATTTCTTTTGAATTTAATTTTATTTTGTTGTGTGTGTATTTTAGTTATTAATCACTACTTATATTGTATAATATGTATTATGCAGGGTTGAAATGCCTTTCCCGAGTAAATTTCAGTAGTGAGG